AATGACATGCATATCGAGTTGCCGCAGACGTTGACTTCGGCGTTGGTTCATTCTTGTGCGTTTCTGACTGTCACGAAGGGTGATCCTTCTGAGGGTGAGCCGGAAGTGTTGGTTTCGTCGCAGTCGGCCTTGTATGCGGCGGGGAAGTGGGATTCGCGTCGTCGCCGGTTGAAGTATGCGATGACGATCACCGACATGGATGATGTGGGCCGGGTGTCGGGGTGGGCGTTGTTTATGCCGAATGTGACGGTGACGGCGTTTTATGAGGATCGGCGTTGGCAGCTGGACCGTTTTGAGCACACTCTTGGTCGGCTTCCGGTGGAGGTTATTCCTTATAAGCCGCGTCTTGATCGTCCGTTTGGGTGTTCGAGGATTTCGCGTGCGGTGATGGGGTTGTCGGATTCGGCGTTGCGGACGTTGTTCCGTATGGAGGTTCATGCCGAGTTTTTCTCGTCGCCGCAAAGGTATGCGATGGGTGCGGACGAGTCGATGTTCGTTGATGAGGACGGGAATTCGTTGAATCAGTGGGAGGCGATCCTGGGTAGGGTGTGGGCTGCTGGCCGTGACCCTGATACGGGGGATATGCCTCAGTTGGGTCAGTTTCCGCAGTCTTCGCCGCAGCCGCATACCGATCAGTTGCGTGCTTTGGGTGCCCAGTTTTGTGCGGAGACGTCTTTGCCGATGCATGCGTTGGGTATTGCGCCGGAGTCGAATCCGTCTTCTGCGGAGGCTTTGGAGATCGCGGAGCGTCAGTTGATTGATGATGCGATGGATGCGACGGATGTGTTTGGTGCGCGGATTGCTCGGGCGATGGCGACGGCGGTGCAGATTCGGGATGATTTGGATGCGCCGCCGGCGGAGTTGTTGAATTTGGATGTGTTGTGGCGTGATCCGCAGAAGCCGTTGCGTTCTGCTGCTGGGGATTTCTTGATTAAGACTGTTCAGGCGATGCCGTGGTTGTCGGAGTCGAAGGTTCCGTTGGAGCAGTTGGGTTGGGATGCGACGACGGTGGAGCGTGCGTGGGCTGATAAGCGCCGGGCGAGTGTGTCGTCTCTTCTTCAGCGTCTCCCGGTGAACCAGCCTCCTGCATCTAATCAGCCGGCGACGGTCAACGATCAGGTGACTGATGGCGGTATCGGCGGCTGAACGCCGGTTCATCCTGAACCAACTTGAGTCACTTGCCGCTAACGAGATTTATGCGTTGTGGATTGCCGCTGATCGGCTGAGCGATGGGGATTTCGCCGAGTACATCAGAACGGGTTTCCCTGAACTTGTTGACACTTACCACCAGGCCGCTGCGGAGGTCGCTGCCGGTTGGTTTGAACAGTCCATTGACCTGCCAAACTACATTCCGGTCACGGCTGAACCCTTGAACCCAGAGAGGATTAGCAATTCCGTGGCGTGGGCGCTCGGTGGTGATGGGGAGAAAGCCAGGGACAGGCTTTTAGGAACGATGCAGCGGGCTGTGTATGACGGGGCTCGGGAGACGACAGTCCTTAATGCGGAATCGACGGGTTCTCGTTGGATTCGGGTTGCCAGACCGGATGCTTGCGCCTTCTGCCGACTTTTGGCGAGTAGGTCAGTCGGCTCAAATTACGAAGACTATTTCTATAGTTCTTCTGGGGTGAGGGCGAAGATTAACCCGGAGACGGGTGAAGCTTATGCGGATGGCCGGCTTACTACAGCCGTGATCGGTCGGCGTGCGAGGAACCGAAGGGATTCGTCCCGAAAATTGGGCGAGGAGTATCACGACTTCTGTCACTGCACGGCGAAAGAAGTCCCTGCCGGTGTGAAGCCGATTGAGTTTTTGGGTCAGGAGGACCCGGAAGCCGCTGTGAGTGCTGAACTGTGGCTTACCGAATACAACAAGGCCCGTAGTAATTCCGGGTCTGGTGATCCGAAGAAGATTCTGTCTGAGTGGCGGACCTTCGGAGACGACATAGCTTAACCACGTTCAGTGGTGAAGACCCGCCCTGACCGAAACGGTCGGGACGAAACCCGCAACGGGAAAGATAGGAAACAACAAATGTCTGATGAGGACACCACAGCGGAAACCGCAACGGAGACCGTTGAGCCTGAAGCCACCCCTAAACCCACCGAAACGGTGGAGTTTTGGAAGCAGAAGGCACGCGAACAGGAAAAGAAAGCCAAAGAGAACGTCGCAGCCCGCATGGAACTGGACGAACTGAAAAAGGCGAACCTTTCCCACGAAGAGAAACTGGCCGCTGAGCTGGGTGAGGTTGCGCAACGCGCCGCCCGCGCAGAGGCCGAGGCTATGCGGTGGCGGATCGCCGCCAAGCATGGCATCTCCGATGAGGACGCTGAGTTGTTCCTCACTGGTTCCGACGAGGACACCCTTGCCCGGCAGGCCGAAAGGTTCAAAGAGCTTGCGGTGAAACCCTCGAAAGGGACCGTTGTACCCGGGGTCGGCAATCAGCCGAACACCCCGGCTTCCATTGCGGATCAGATTCAGGTTGCCGAGAAGTCCGGCGATTTCAACCTCGCTTTGAGGTTGAAGGCGCAGCAGCTCGCTGACCTCCGCAACAAACAGTAACTACTTTCATTGAAAGGAAAGTGAAATGGCTGGTATCACCGGTCTGGGCACAACCTACAATCTGCCCAACTATGTGGGGGAGCTGTTCAACGTCTCCCCTGAGGACACCCCGTTCCTGTCCGCTATCGGCGGTCTGACCGGCGGTGTGGCCGTCAACTCGACGGTGTTCACCTGGAGCCAGTACGACCTGCGTGACGCGGCTGATGACCGGCAGCGTCTTGAGGGTGCGGACGCCCCGACCGCTGAAGGCCGGGTTCGTGCGGCCGGGTCGAACGTGCTCGAAATCCATCAGGAGCAGGTGTCGGTTTCGTACACCAAGCAGGCGGCGACGAATCAGTTCGCCGGCACTGCACCGTTCGTCGGCGGCATGAATGAGGTCACCGACGAGCTGGCGTGGCAGCTTCAGCAGGAGTTCAAGCAGATCGCCCGCGATGTCGAGAAGTCCTTCATCTCGGGGACGTATTCGCTTCCTGGCACGAATGCGACCGCACGGAAGACCCGCGGGCTGCTGGAGGCCATCGAGACGAACGTGTCCGACCTGTCGGGTGCCACCCTCACCACGGGTGATGTTCTCGATCTGATGCAGTCGGTGTGGGAGAACGGCGGCATTCAGGAGTCGGAGACCCGAACCCTGATGGTGAACGCAACCCTGAAGCGGAAGCTGACCGGGCTGTTCATCACGGGCGCCAACTATGGCACCTATCAGGAGGCGTCACGCAACGTCGGCGGCGTGAACTTGCAGACGTTCGAAACCGATTTCGGTCGCTGCAACATCGTGCTGTCCCGGTATGTGCCGGCTGACACGATCATCGTTGCGTCTCTGGAGGATTGCGCCCCGGCGTTCCTTGAGATTCCGGGCAAGGGCCATTTCTTCGCTGAGCCGCTCGCTAAGACCGGTGCGTCGGAGAAGGTTCAGGTGTACGGCGAGATCGGTTTGCGGTACGGCAACGAGAAGAAGCACGGCAAGCTTGTTGACGTGGCGGTTGCGGGTAGCTGATGTCGCTTGCTTCTGAGTCTGATGTTGAGAACGCTTTGGGGCGTGTTTTAACGGACGACGAGGATGTGTCGACTCTGCTGGAGGAGGCATCGGATTTGGTGGTGGGCTATCTCGGCTACACCCCTGATCCGGTGCCTGCCCCGGTGGCCCGGGTGGTCGCGACGATGGTGGTGGCTGTGTTGAACAAGCCATCAGTGACGACAGCTGACTACGACAGCAGCGGATACTCAACGTCGAAAGAGTATGCGTCGGTTCGTGTGGGTGTTGAGTCTGCGACTAGCTCGGGTCCGTGGCTGACCGCAGCGTTGAAGATGCGGTTGAAGCGGTTCCGTACTTACGCGACCCGTTCGGTGTTCTCAATCAAAACGGATTACGGATCCTGACATGAGCATCACCTTCAAAAAGAACAATGCTGGGTTTCGGGATGTCCGATACCGGAGGGAAACGCAGCAGATGCTTGAAGCTGTCGCCCGTACCGTCGCAGATACGGCCAACAGCACGTTCAAGCCGTC